CCATAAAGAACATCATACGGCTAAACATATGACCGAAATGCGTAAAGCCATGCGCAAGGGAAAGACGTTTACCGAGTCCCATAAGATTGCGATGAAAAAAGTAGGCAAGTAATGGCTGAGTATCGAGGCCGGACGGTTACGTTAAACAAGCCAAGAAGATTACGCCAAGGCGACGTTAGTTACGGCAGAAAGAAAAGCGAAGTATTTGTGCAGGAAGGTGGGAAGGTACGCCGGGTAACATTTGGCGATCCTAATATGCGGATTAAAAAAGACCAACCTGGACGCAGAAGTAATTTTAGAGCTAGGCATAACTGCGCAACACCTGGGCCAAAGACTAAGGCTAGGTATTGGAGCTGTAAAGCCTGGTGATGTTCCACGTGGATCGTTAGCGAGAGTTAATAGGTCTACAATCTATCGTGGTGAGAGCCAATATGAATAAAATCAAAGACTTGGCGTTATGAAAGTAGACGCTATAAAAGAGATTGAAGTCGAGCAGTTAATACCGTATTCCAATAACGCTAGGACACACTCTGACGATCAGGTTGCGCAGATAGCGGCAAGCATTAAAGAGTTTGGCTTTACTAACCCGGTGCTAGTGGATGGGGATAACGGAATCATCGCTGGTCATGGTCGAGTACAAGCGGCGCGTAAGTTACAGCTTAAAAGCGTGCCGACTATTGATCTAAGTTATCTCACGCCAGTACAGCGTAAAGCGTACATCTTAGCTGACAACAAACTAAGCCTAAACGCTGGCTGGGACGTTGAGCTATTACAGGGTGAGTTGGCTGGCTTAGACGCGCTAGAGTTTGACCTGTCGTTGACAGGCTTTAGTGATAGCGAGTTGGCAGGGTTTTTAGATACGAATGAAGGGCTAACCGATCCCGATGATGTGCCTGACGTTCCTGATGAGCCGACCGCTTGTTTAGGTGATGTGTGGATATTAGGGCGACATCGTTTAGTTTGCGGCGACAGCACAGACGCGGATGTTGTGGCTAAGTGCTTAAACGGCGTAGAGCCGCATTTAATGGTAACCGATCCTCCGTATGGCGTTGAGTATGATGCTAGCTGGAGAAACAATGCAAAAAGACCCGATGGGAAATTTTATGGTGCTTTTGCTGTTGGCGAAGTAACAAACGACAATCAAGCTGACTGGTCGGAAGCCTGGGCGCTGTTCCCTGGGGACGTGGCGTATGTGTGGCACGCTGATAAAAAAGCGCATATTGTCGCTAATAGCTTAATTGATAACGGCTTTAACATACGCGCACAAATTATATGGGCTAAAAACAATATGGTGATTGGGCGTGGTGATTACCATCCCAAACATGAACCTTGCTGGTACGCGGTAAAAGACAAAAAGACAGGTCATTACGTTGGAGGTCGCAAGCAAACAACGATCTGGGATATTAGCAAGCCAATGAAAAGCGAAACAGGACACAGCACGCAAAAGCCTGTCGAGTGCATGAAACGTCCTATTGAAAACAACTCATCGCCTGGTCAGGCAGTATATGAACCGTTTAGCGGTAGCGGAACAACAATTATAGCCGCTGAGATGACAGGACGTGTTGCACACGCTATTGAGCTAAACCCTGCTTACGTCGATGTGGCGGTCAAGCGCTGGGAAGATTTTACAAGCGAGGTGGCACAGCGTGGTTAATAAAGTATTTGATCCAACTGATGAACAACGTAAAAGCGTTGAAGCGATGGCTGGCTACGGCATCCCTGTTGAGGACATGGCTAAAATGGTCATTAATCCCAATACAGGCGAAGCGGTATGTAAGGCCACGATGTATAACAAGTTTAAGAACGAGCTATCGGTCGGCATGACAAAAGCTAACGCAAAGATAGCCGAATCGCTGTACCGACAAGCCACCGGCGGCAATACAACAGCCGCTATATGGTGGTCTAAAGCACGTATGGGCTGGAAAGAAACGCAAAAGCAAGAAGTGGACGGCGGCATTACGGTTAAATGGTTAGATGGCAATAGTTGAGATCCCTTACAGCCCTCGACCATTACAACGCGAAGCCCACAACAACCCAGCACGTTTTAAATTATTAGTTTGCCATCGACGCTTCGGCAAGACCGTATTCGCGGTTAATGAGCTGATTAAAGCAGCTTGCACCAGCACAAAAGAAAACCCAAGGTTTGCGTATATTGCTCCCTTATACCGCCAGGCTAAGAGTGTTGCCTGGGATATGGTTAAAACATTCTCCCGACCTATCCCTGGCATCAAGTACAACGAAGCCGAGTTAAGGGCAGACTTTCCTAATGGCGCACGCATTAGCTTATACGGTGGTGATTCGCCGGATACGTTGCGAGGCATTTATCTCGATGATTGCGTGATGGATGAATACGCGCAGATGTCAGAACGGCTATGGCCAGAAGTAATTAGGCCAGCGTTAGCTGATAGGAAAGGTGGTGCCATCTTTATTGGTACGCCAATGGGACACAATGCGTTCTACGACATGTATCAGGATGTTAAAGACGATTCTGATTGGTACGTCAAACTGCATAAAGCCAGTGATACTGGATATGTTGAGCAGGATGAATTAAACGCCGCTAAAAAAGCGATGTCCGAAGAACAATACCGACAAGAGTTTGAGTGTTCCTGGCAAGCGGCGGTCATGGGTTCTTATTACGGTCGATTGCTTGAGGAAGCGGAATCAGAAAACCGTATAGGCAAAGTGGCTCACGATACCGCGTTAGAAGTTGAAACCTGGTGGGACTTAGGTATTGGCGACAGTACAGCTATTTGGTTTGCTCAACGTGTTGGCACTGAGGTGCGATTGATTGATTACTACGAGAACTCAGGCGAGCCGTTAAGCCACTACACGCAATTACTTGATGACAAGCGACAAGGCGGCTATCAGTATTCGCACCATGTCTTTCCGCATGATGTTAAAGCCAGGTCGTTAGACACAGGCAAAACACGAGTCCAAACATTGCAGACGTTGGGCATAGAGCCGCACGTTATGGCGGCAGATAGAGTTGAGGATGGCATCGAGGCAGTACGCCGGATGCTCAAGAATTGCTGGTTTGATGAGTTGCGGTGTAAGCGCGGTTTAGATGCGTTACGCCAGTATCGAGCCGAGTACGACGACAAGAACAGAACATTCAGATTGAAACCGAAGCACGATTGGGCGTCTCACGCCGCTGATTCGTTTCGCTATGGTGCGATGTTTAAAGCACCGAATATTAGTTGGCAGCCGTTGGATTACGGCGAACAAGGAATAGTTTAATGGCTAAAGCACAACCAGTAACCGACGACCAGATTGCGGCGATATGTCGATCAGAGATGGACAACGCGGCAGGGCGTGATGGTGGTGATATATCAAACGAGCGTGCAGAAGCGCTAGATTACTATTACGGCGAGCCTTATGGAAACGAGGTCGAAGGTCGTTCTAGTGTTGTAACACGCGAAGTAATGGAAACGGTCGAGTGGATGTTGCCGTCTCTGGTCCGCATATTCACTGATGTAGATAACATGGTGCAGTTTGATCCGGTCAACGGCGACGACATTGAGCAGGCTAAGATTGAAACCGAGGTGGTCAATCACGTTTTCTGGAAACAGAATCGCGGTTTCTACAACACCTATACCATGCTTAAAGATGCCTTACTGTCTAAGACCGGCATATTAAAAATATATTGGGATGATACGCCGGAAGAATCGAAAGAAAGTTACACCGGCTTAGATGAGATCCAGTTAGGCCAGTTGATGATGGATCCCAACGTCGAGCGCGAGCTGTTAGAAATTGAGGAAGGCGAGCAAGGGTACGATTGTACTTTTAAAGAAACAACCTCAAAAGGCAGGATACGGATTGAGCCTGTACCGCCAGAAGAATTTGGTATAGCCCGTTATGCCAGAAGCCCTTACGCCGAGGACACTAACTTCTGTTATCACAGAACAGAAAAATCGTTTACTGAATTAGTGCAGATGGGTTATGACATTGACACTATCCGCAGTCTGCCTTATGACGACGACGTATTGACGCCGGAAGAATTAGCCAGGCGCAATGATACCGATGAGCAAATGCCGTTTGACTACTCAGAAACCGAGTCGATGCGGATGTATTGGATCAGTGAGTGCTACGTTGATGTTGATAGGGACGGCGATGGCATTGCAGAATTATTAAAAGTTTGCATGGCTGGTGGCAATTACAGCGCGTCATCGAGTCAGTTGTTAAGTATTGAACCAGTTGATTTTGTGCCGTTTGCTTGCGTTAGCCCGATCTTAATGCCGCACAAGTTTTTCGGCATGTCGATTGCAGATCTTACGATGGACTTGCAGTTAATCAAATCAACATTGACTCGTTCGATGCTCGATAACACCTATCTAGCAAACAACAGCCGAACGGCAGTTAATGATCAACATGTAAACCTTGATGACTTATTAACCTCGCGTCCTGGGGGCGTGGTGCGGTTTAAAGGCGATGGCGGTGCAAGCAGTTACATCACGCCAATGCCACACAATAGCCTGCCTCCAGAAGCCTATAACATGGTTAATTACTTGGATGAAGTGCGCAAACAGCGTACAGGCGTAGGCAATGAGGTGGCTGGCTTAGATAAGAACAGTTTAGCTAATGTGAATACAGGCGTTGCGGCTCTAGCGTATGACTCGGCACGCATGAAAATCGAACTGATTGCACGCATTGTTGCTGAAGTTGGGTTTAGGACAGTCTTTAAACTTATCCACAAGTTATTGATGACGCACCAGGATAAAGAAATGGTGGTCAATGTGTCAGGCCAGTTTGGCGCGTTTAACCCTAGCGAGTGGCGTGAAAGGGTCAACACCACGATTACGGTGGGAGTTGGTACCGTATCACGCGAAAGACGCATGGTAGCGCTCGACTCAATCATGGCGAAACAGATGGAGCAAGTGCAAGCCGGTGGGTTAGGTTCCATCGTACAGCCTTATCAGCTGTATCAATCGTTAGCCGATATGACCGATGCGTTTGGCTTAGAGCCAAGTGCGTATTTTACAGATCCCAGAACTATCCCACCTGCACCACCGCAACCCGATGTGCAGGCCGAGTTAGCTAAGACTCACGCACAAGCGTTAATGATGGAAGCGCAAAGCAAGCTCGACGCTAACCAGGTCAAAATGCAACAAATGCAGATGGAGCAGCAGTTAAAGATGCGCGAGCAAGAGTTGACCATGCAAGAAACGCAGTTAAAAGCCGACATTGAGCGGATGAAAGCGCAGTTACAACAATTTAAGAACTCCAACGATTCGGACGCCAAGATCGCAAGTTTAGAGCTTCAAATGGAAAAACAAGACACCGAGCAAGCCTTGGCGCGTTTGAACTTAGAGTTAGATGCGGTGCAGTCCGAGCGCAGTAGTGAGGTAGCGCAATACAAAGCGCAGTTAGACAACATCACTAAGTTAGTAACCTCGGAAGCTAAGGCGGAATCGCCGGTCGATTTATCCGAAATGCGGGAGCTGATTGGGAGTTTGTTAGCGCAAAATCAAGAGATAGCCGAGCGGATTGACGCTATTTCTCAAAGCTCATCATCGCCGAAAGCCATTGTGCGTGATGAACAAGGGCTGATTATACAAGTAGGCGACCAACCGATTGTTCGAGATGAGTCTGGCCAGGTAACGCAAATTGGATAACAGCAATTTAATCAAAGAGCGTGAGCGTGCGCACCAAGCGCAAATTTTAATAAGCAATCCGTTATTCATCGAAACCAGAGAAATGATTACCAACAATTTACTAGAAGCCTGGCAAACCACCAGCATGAATCAAAGTGAGGAACGAGAAAAGATATACCAGATGCTAGTCGCATCGCGTTCAGTGTTTAGCCACATTGAAAGCGTATTGACGACCGGCAAGATGGCACAAATGGAACTTGATAAAACACGCTGAGAGGCGATAAGGAGTACATCATGGCTGAGAGGCAACCAAGTATCGAAGAACGTATTAGTGCAAGTTTAGCGCCAGAGCCGGTAGCAGAAGCACCAGCTGAGGCAGCCCCGGTAGAAACAGCGCCAGAAGCGCCACAACTAGAGGCGGTTGAAACAGAACAACCAGCAGAACAACCAGAACAAGCAGAACAAGCAGAACAAACCGAAGAACTGCCACAAGCAAGTGATGAAACGGCAGAGGCGGTTGAAGAAGAAGCGTTAGAAGTTAGCTCGATTAGCGACTTAGCTGAACACTTAGGCGTTGAGACAGCCGATCTATATAACGTCTCGATTCCGATAACCGATGCTAATGGCGAGCGCAAGGAAGTTAGCTTAGGCGAATGGAAGGACACGTTTCAGACTAACGAACGTGCGCAACGGTTAGCGCAAGAAAGCGAAGCGTTGAAAGCTGAGTTACAGTCGCAACAAAAACAGGCGGCTGACGCAATGGAAAGGCAAGCGCAAGAAGGCGCGATGTTCATTAACCAGGTACAGCAAACATTACAAGCTGAATTTCAGTCTGTCGATTGGGACGGTTTGCGTATCAACAATCCGACCGAATGGACGGCTAAACGACAAGAATTTCAAGAGCGCAATGGCAAACTACAAGCCATGCGTCAACAAGCCGCTCAAGCATACGAGCAAAACAAAGCGGCTATTAGTGAACAACATCAAAAAGAATTAGGCCAAGTTATAGAGCGAGAGGATCGCGCTTTAACGACAGCTTTACCATCGTGGCAAAATAACGAAACACGCCAAGCCGAGCAGGCCGAGCTAGTCAATTATTTACTCGATCAAGGTTACAGCCAACAGGACGTAGACAGCTCCTACGATCACCGCACTATTGTGTTAGCGCACAAAGCGATGATGTACGACAAGTCTATGCGAAAGACGGATGTAACCAAAAAGAAAGTGCTTAAGTTAGGGTCTAAGGTTTTAACGCCTGGGGCCAAACGCTCGAAAGCACAACAATCGGTCAATGCAGAAACCGCGTTAAGAAAGAGTTTGCGTAAATCAGGCTCAACCGAAGATGCGGCGGCGTTGATTAAACATCGACTAAGTAAAAGGAGTTAAACCTAATGGCTACACCAGCAGGTACTTTTACCACTTTCGCGGCTATTGGCGAGAGAGAGGACTTATCGGACATTATTTACGACATATCGCCTATGGATACGCCGTTTTTGTCCAATGCAAAACGCGGTAGTGCAACAGCAACTTTCCATGAGTGGCAAACAGACTCATTAACGGCTGCTGCGCTTAACGCACAAATAGAAGGTGACGACGCAACCACTAATACAGCGGTGGCGACTTCTCGCCTTGGTAACTACACACAGATCAGCACTAAAGTGCCTCGCGTCACTGGAACATTGCAAAGTGTTTCAACGGCAGGCCGAGCTGATGAAATGAGCTATCAGATCTCAAAATCTGGACGCGAGCTAAAACGCGATATGGAGACAGCTTTAACTGGCCTTCAAATCGGTACGGCAGGTGGGGCAACCACCGCTCGACAATTAGCTGGCATCGGTTCGTGGCTATCAACTAACCAGGCGAAATCGGGTGCAGATACTACTACACCTCCGACGACTTCTGGCGCTCCGGCAACTGCCCCGACTCCGGGAACAGCGGCGGCTTTTAGCGAAGTACAGTTAAAAGCATGTCTAGCGGCTGTCTGGAACTCAGGCGGTAATCCTGGCGTTGTTATGTGTGGAAGCTCTAACAAGCAGCTTGCTTCAGCGTTTTCGGGGATCGGTACTCAGTATCGTGACGCGCAACCGTCTGGACCAGTAGCACCAGGTTCTATTATTGGTGCGGCTGACATTTACATTTCAGACTTCGGGCAATGTCAA